TTAACTCTGCTAGTCCTCGGTATACAACGTACACATTGTTTGTCCCAGCGTCAGGCGCTGCGTCAAAAATTAAATTAGTTCCTGAAGCCGTATAGGACTTCCCCGCCCCCGGCTGTTGAGCCACATTATTCACATACACGTTCAAGTCTTCAGCCACATTAACCGGACGGTTTAATGTAAAAGTTGTAGTTGACCCGTTCCCACTAAAATACTGGCTAGTAGGACTTGCTGGTGTCTGTGATGGTGGCGGCCCAAGATATGCCATTAATCTGCGTCCTCTATTGTTAGAGTGCCAGCCGCTACTTGACGCATTATTTCTGCGTAGTGACGATTGGCTGGGTCAGCCGGAATGTGTAAATCAACACCATCAACGGTTGCTTTAACACCCTCTAATTGATTAGCGGCTGCGGGTGGTATTTTATTATAATACTTTGGGTTTTCAAAAATCATTTATAACTCCGCATCTAATTGTAACTTTGTAAAGTAGGCATAATCACCTGTCCCAGTTACATCACCAGCTATATTTACTTCTTGAACTTTGTTATTACCTTCTAGTAAAGGATAGCTACCGCCAAAACTACCATTTGTGTAAGCCGCAATAGTTCCAGTAGCACTAGCCCGCATTTGCACAGGAAGCGTTACACTTGCCCTTCTATAAGTATTAGTGTTTGTAATAACACAGCACCACATATAGTTGTTAGCACTTAGTAAAAAGTCGGTAAAATACCGCTGACACTTAGCTAACGTAGTTCCAAAGTCCTCATGCTCAAACGGCGTGGCATCTCCAATTTCAAGTTGGACGCCAGTCAAGTAGAAGTTATTGCTAGTGCTATCCATCCAGTTTACTGCGTTTGTTGTGGAATAATCTGCCGTGGTACTTGACCAACTACCGCTTGTACCACCGTTAAAAGTAGAACCAAAAGCAAGATTAAAATTTACATCAATCCCAGAGCCATTATCATTTGCGATAGCCCCGCCAGAAGTAGTAATAAACGAAGTGCCACCAGCCGTAGGGGTTATGGTAATAGTTTTCTTTTCCCAAGTGTTAGCAGAAGAGATAGTATATTCTTGTGTAAACATATAACCAGTATTATCTGGTTTATACAAACTTGCTGTGTAAACGCCTGTCTTACTAGATTTTACCCAAAACGATAAAGTGACGGTTAACGCATCGCTTGTACCATAATTTAAATGTTGCAGATTTTGTGCCTCTATAGATTGATATATAAAAGCATTTTGCGCCGCAGATAAACTTGTATCGGCTGTTGTTACTTGCGCCTTTAAAGAAGTTGTAAAACCAGTTGGCGCATCAGTGGATTGTTCCACCGTGTATGCACCATCATTACTCTTATTTACCGAAAATCTATCCAGCCTATAAGTGCCACTGCCAACTGAAACAGCACTTGTACCACGCTGTGCCACCTGCATCGCACCGTTGATGATGAGATTTTTGTTTGTCTGGAGAACAGGATCAGCCACACTGCTTGTCAATATTTTAGATAAAGCCATATCAGCCTCCTATCCTAAATCCATTAAAGTGACTGTAACTACCCGCAATTGTAGTGGCATTTCCATTATTATAAATACGCATGGTATCAGCAGCAGCTAATGTAATTACCAGTTGCCCCGCAACATAATCATAATCGCCTCTGCCGTAGTAATGAGAAATAAATGACGCAACTTCTGCGTTGTTTTTACGAATTTCAAGGACTACATAATTTCCATCAGTGTCACTACTAGATTGTTTGTCATAGTTTATACTTGCGTAAAAAAGATATGTTCCACCAGCATTTGCTGGAACAGTAAATGTACCATTAGAATTATCGTAAGCAGAGGCGGTATCAGTAACTTCATTGGTAAATGTGATATAGTTTCCGGCTGAAGTCGCCGCTATTGTGTCAGCATGAAACGCCACAACTGAAGGCAATACGTTAGTTAAAGCAGAACCGTCTAACGCTGGTAATGCACCAGTTAGTTTAGACGCTGCCATAGCTGTAATCTTAGCGTCTGTTACACTACCATCCGGCGGCACAATTGTTCCCAAAGAGCGGCCACGGAAGATGCAGTAACAATCGTCTGTGCTGGCAATTGCTTCAGACAGGGTTAAGGTTGAGCCGGATACTGTGTATGCTTCTGTTGGTTCTTGCTGGACGTTATTTACAAATAGCTCGATGTCTGCCGCAGTTGTGACAGGGTGATTGAGGCTGTAAGACGTGCCACCATTGCCAGTGATGTCTTGCTTGGCAAACGAGATGTAGCTTTCAGCAGGTGTGTTTCCAAGAAAAGGCATTAGGTTATCTCCATGACACCCATTATTACGTTTAGCGAAGTCGCCGTATCTGACTGAACACAAAGCGTGTCTGTGGTTTCGAGAATGTATTTCTGGCCTGCAAGAACTTCGAGGGTTGAACCTGCGGGTATCTGAACATTATGAAGATGCTTTCTTACGGTAGAGCCACCGTCCTTAAACGAGACAGTCGCACTGACTGTGCCTGTCGTTACATTGCAGATAGACATTCCAAGAATAACAGTCGTTGTCCCAGATGGCGTAGTGTAAACGACTAAGTCTGTGGCGGCGTTTCCCGTAACTCCGTGGGCGTTTTTGAATGTGTTTGCCATTGGTTTCTCCTACTAGCCAAGCGCGATAGCCAAGGCTGTGGCTTCGTCTGAGGTTGTCATTGATGCGCCCGCCGCTGTTATGTTTTTATTGAAAGCAAATGTGTCTGTGGCTGAGACGTAGGTCAGAGTTGCGTTTGCCCCACCTATTGTTAAGCCCGCGCCATTTGCAGCACCTGCGTTGGCTGCGCCGTTGGCAACTGTAATGTTGAGGTCTGCAACATCCATTGTTGTGCTGTTAATTTGTGTCTGTGTGCCGTCGACTTGCAGATTGCCACGGATGCGGACTGTGCCAGTGTCGTCGCCAATAGCGGTTGGGTCGATAATAAGAGTGGCTGGCCCTGTAAGAGAGTCGACGTGCCATGCACCAGATGATGTGCCGGATGCAAAGACGGGGGTTGAGGAGCCGTTTGAAACGTATGTTTCGACCCGTGCGTCGGTGTAATACAGATTTGATGAGCCTTCAGAGAGGCTGTCTGTGTTGCCAGCAGTAACAGATACCCAAGCCGATCCGTTATAACTTTTTAGCGTGGATGTGCCATTATCGTACCAGAGATCACCTGTGCCAACATTACTTCCTGTCGGAGCAGAGCTGCTGATGAAATAGGTGTTGGCGAAGCTGTTTACGTCGGCGATGTTAGTTGCCACGGTGTTTATGTTTGTGGCGTTGCTTAATACACTAGAAATATTTGAGTTCATGCCAGCGACTGTTGTTACGTCACTGGCAATTGCAGACACCGCAGATATGTCAGAAGCTAGTGCTGCGACTGTCGCTATATTGTTTGTCTGTGTGGCAATAGTGTTGCCCATTCCATTGCCGTGGACAGTACAATAGTAAAGAAGACCAGACGCAGGGGCGTTTGAAGGGACAGCAAAAACAACTTTTGCTCCAGACGTCCCAGGCGTTCCCGTTGTGGTTACTCCTGTTGTGTAAGAGCTTGAGCCATTCTTGAAGGCTAAAGGATGCCCACTCAAAGAAGAATCGCTTAAATCAAATGTGTAAGTAAAGCCACGGATAAGTGTTAATGTCGGGGCTGTTGCGCCATCAATAGCAAACTTGTTTCCGCCTGAGTTTACAACAGTCACAACAAAAGTCTGTGCGCCAGACAGCAGACCTGCTAATGAGGTTACCGTTGTCATGTTTGTGGCAACTGTCGTGACGTTAGTTGATATGCCAGCTACAGACGTGACGTCTGACGAGATCCCTGCGACTGCTGTGATGTTGGAAGCGATGCCCGCCACAGACGTTACGTTAGACGCAATACCCGCAACAGATGTAATGTCAGACGCAATGCCCGACAGGGTAGTCATGTTTGTTATGTTAGAAGACGCGCTTAATGTTGTTATGCCAGACGAGATACCAGCTACTGTCGTTACATTAGAAGAGATGCCAGCAACAGTGTTAATGTTTGTTGTGTTTGCAGCGACTGTACTTATTGCGGCGTTGATGCCAGCAAGAGTGTTTATGTTTGTTATTGCCCCAGCTACTGCCGCTACGTTTCCTGTCGTGGCGTAGTATTTGGCTGAGTAGTCTGAGCCGTCGACTGTTCCGCTGGTTTTTGTTGCCCAGTCTCTTGCGAGGGATACGTCAACAATCTTCGATGTGTTCGCGCTAGAGATGAAGTTGGATTCAGACGAGTATGTTGTCGCGGATGATAGGCCATGAACTATATAAACATCACTTGTGCTGGTGGTTACGAGGTCAAAGTTATTGTACGAAGTGCTTGTGCTGAATGTCCCTGTGATCTTGAAGAAGGTCGTTAAGTCTTGCCAACCAGCGGTGCTGCTGGAGTATTGACCAACTCGGAACTGTATCTTGTCTGCGGATGTGTCAAACTGGAACTCAAAGTTGCTTGTGCGGAACGCACCATTGTTTGATGGGTCAAAGAGGTCGTCAAGCAGGTCTGCTAGGTTACGGCCTCCAATTTCTGCGGACTCTAAATATGTATCGAGAACGTGGTCGCCAGTGTTAGCAGAGCGAAACCGTATCTGTTCTCCTGTTGGTTGAGTAGCGGCCATCAGTCGTAATATCCCATATCTTTCATTAGACGGATCAATTTTGCCTTAGTGAGGGCGTACTTGTCGTCCGAGGTAGTGTTATTGATCTGGCCACGAAGCTCTGCAATTTCTTGTGTCAGATTTTTAACGTGGTCATTAAGTGCGGCAATCCTGTGGGTCTGCTCAGAGTCGACACTGCCCTCCTCAAGTTTGTGAACACGGAATACTTCTTCAACGTAGTCGACGATCTTGCCGTCGATCTCACCTGCTAGAACTTGTTGTTTATCCATTTGCTTTCCTCGCTTCGCTCATTGGGATCAGGTTGCCCTTCTCTCTCTCACGATCTACTTGCTCGGCTGGCTGAACTGACGCGCCACGCATCTTCTCCATAATTGCCAATTGCTGGGATGGTGATGGGCCGTTTTGCTCCAAGTCTTCTTGGTTGACGCGGAAACGGTCTAAGTCTGTGATGCCCATTGCACGGATGGCTTCTTCGGCAATCTGGCCAGCGTTGTATTCCATGTTGAGGCCAGTCTGCTGCATGATCTGAAGCATGTTCATCCATGTCTCAGCATTGCGTGTTGGCTCTAATGGAAGTGTTCCGTCGATGACGAGGTAGTCGATGTCGCCCTGTAGGTCTTTGCTGACGTCGTAGTCTAGGTATCCGTCTTCGACCATGTTGGTTAACTGGTTGGGCATGTTTTGGCCGTCGATGTTTATAGAGCCACTAAGTGTAAGGCTGTCTTGGATGTTGGCGACCATCATACGAACCATTGGGCGGATGGTTGTTGCAGACATAACGCGAGCCAAGACGCCGAGACGTTGTGACCCTAGCTGAGACAAGCGTTGGACTTCTGTTGCTGTGCGGACGCCGCCTGCTGTTGGCATACCTTGTTGTGCGTCTGAAGCTGCTGAGACGCGCTGTTTGAGTTCGGACATAGCTTGTATGTCTTGGAAGTGACCGCGTGTTACGTCTGGGACTTGTGCAATGAAGACGCCATCCCCTGGCTTCGAGCCGGGGAGAGTGCGGACAACGCCGTATGGGTTCCTGTCAATGAGGTCTGGGACAGAGACTTGGGTTGGGTCTACGAAGATTAGGTTGTTGAGGGCTGCCGAGATGTTGTCGATGCGAGAGCGCATTAGGTAGGTGGCAATGTCGTGCATTGGTAGGATCAGGTCGTAGAGTGATTGACCGTAGGTTTTGTGCTGGTCTTGATATAGGCCACCGATTACGGCTGGCATCTGGCGTCCGTAAGGGTTTAGCTGGAAGCGGATGACGACGTTTTCGTCGAGGATTGTGACGACCAAGAAGATTTGGTCGATGGATGGGATGCCGATTTCGTGGCCTGAGAGGCGCACCCATGCCTCGTCGACGACTCTGGCATCGCCAAGTGTGAAGTATGCGTGGTCAGATCGTTCGCGCTGGTGTGCTTTGGCTGGGTCAATGGAGAGGCCGCGCAGGTCTTCTTTGTGGAAGTGGTGCGCGTTCCATGAGTTCTTTGGTGCGCTGATCTTGTGGCGCAGGGCTGGGAACATGCGGAGCTTGGGATATAGGCCAGAGTAGAGAAGTGAGTTGTAGGAGACATAGTCTGCGAAAGCTATGTACTGCATGTTCTCCCAGTCGCCAAAGTTGACGCGGGGGTCAGGGAAGCAGCGACGTGGATCAAAGTTTATGATCTGGTTCTGGTTTGATTGGCCGTCCCAGACGACTTTGGTTGGGGCAAAGCCGTAGCGGATGCTGTCCAGTAGGAGCTGGGCCATGCGAGCTTCGCCTGCTGTACGGCGCATCTGCTGGTGGAGGACTCGCTCTAGGATCATGGATGCGTTGCGCGATTTGCGGTTTAGTCCTTCGAGCTGGAACATCGGGTTGCGTCCACCGAGTGCTGCCATTAGGTATGTGAGGACTGTGTCTGCGATTGCGCGGGTGTCTGCGATGACCGCTTTCTCGCGGAAGTCTGTGGTTCCAGGGGGAACGTAAACGTCGTGTGCGCGGTCAGCTTCTTTCCAGTGGTCGTAACGTCCACGGATTTTATAGTAAGACATGTCGACCATTGACTTGACGTAGTCGGCAATGCGGCGTTCTTGTTCTTCGTTTAGGAGATGCGAGATGTCTTCGTAGTTGACGAGACGTTCCGCATACTCGGATAAGTCAACGACTACTCCCTCGTTAGGAGGGGTGGTGTACTCCGCACTGCGGTAATTTGTTCTTGAACCAGCTACACTCATATTGAAAAGATACCTTTGTTAAGCTAAGTGGTCGTCCTCACATACCCCAGCCAGTCCACTTCGGAACTGACTTGTCGAAGGTTTCTCTGAGAGATTTTCCAAATGTCTTGTGTTCTACGTTGTTTAATGACTGAGATGCGTCTGCGTGGAGCATCCATGCTTCGGGAGACACTGAAGTTCTGGACAGCACATCTACTGCTATTGTCATAGCGTCCACTTGGTCATCGTGTCGTCCAGATGGAAAGGAGACAGCTTCGTCGATGAACTCGTCTAGCCAAGGTGCTTGTTCGGGGATAAAGACGCGGCCTCCCTCTATAAGGGGGAGGATCGCGTTGACACGGGCAACCTTGTCATGGACTACCTTGTAGGGAATGAGAGACATGCCAGACTCGCGCTTGAGTTCTTGTAGAAGCGACTGGCCGGATGCCTTGTCCTCGATGTACATGGCTCGGAGTCCCTTGCCGCGCCACTTATTGTTTAGACGGATCAGGCGTTGTTTGAGTTCTGGGAAGTCGTACTTCCCTCGCATGATGTCGACGACATACATGTCTCCTGTTTTGTCCATGCCAGCGACAACGGCTACTGAGTAGTCGGATGTCTCTGTTTTCTTGAAGGCGGTGTCGACACCTATGACTAGGGTGACAAAGTTTTCGGGAGATAGATCGACTGGATATTTCTTCCACCATTCTGTTTTGATGATGTTGCCGCCCTCAACATATGGCTGTTGCTGGTATAGGGAAGCAAACTCACGAGGGTTGAGGCGTTCACGGCGTTTGAGTTCGTCGAGCGGGAAGCGTTCTGGCCATAGAGGTGCTTCTTCTTCAGATAAGACCTTGCGCTTGGCTGGAGATACTTTGTGCAATTCGCCAGACGTGAGGTAGTCGGGATGGTCTTCTGGTAAGTCGCGGCGGCTGACCTTGTGGCCGTGTACTTTCTTAATGGCTGAAAAGTTGACGTGCGACCAGCGGCCTTCTTTCCAGTCAGGGCTGTCAATAAGACGGCCAGCTAGGTCGTCGGGATGCCATCGGGTCAGGATGATAATTTGTTTGGGCGGTGATTGGTTGCCTTCTGGCTGAAGACGGGTAGAGAGTGCGGAGGTGTAGTAGTTCCATGTCTTGTTTCGTTGGGTCATGGATTCCGCGTCTTCGCGTGACTTGATGGGGTCATCTACGATGAGGAGATTGGCTGGACGGCCAGATGTTGTGCCTCCTATGCCGACTGCAAAGTATGCGCCACCCTGGTCAGTGCGCCAGACGTCGACGGCACGGCTGTCTTTGGACAGGCCAAAGTCTGGGAAGGCTTGGTTCATGCACTTGTCTTCGACGACTGTACGGATTTGGCGTCCAAAGTCTGTGGCAAGCTGGGAGTTGTATGAGCATGACATGGTGTAGCGATTTGAATTGCGGGCCATGTAATAGCTGGGAAACAAGACTGTGCCAAATGTGGATTTGGCG